AGAGGGTGGAGAGTATATTATAAGAGTACGTACTGTGTCTACTTCCGGTAACTATTCTGATTTTAAATCTACTACATATATATATGATGATATCTTTGATGAAAATATTGTTCGTATGCCTCTGGGTATTCCCAAAGGAGCAATTTCTACTGCTCAAGGGTCTCTTTCAACTACTAGCCCAATAACATATTCATTCCCTGCAGATGCTCGAATGGCTTCTTTAGCAGACCCCTTTAACCCTGTAGTCTTATCGTCAGTTAGTCAAGATGTATCTCAGATTTCTGCAGATATAGACCATTTTCTACTATTAGATCACTCCGTACCAGATGTAATACTTGTGCGACTTGATGATTCAACCTTTAATAATACTCCATTTTATAGAGATGCAGGCGATGGTAGTGCCACTATTGCAAGCTCTATGACTTCTATTGGTACTGTAAGTATAGATGCCAATAGTAGTAATCTTACGGGATCGGGTACTTCTTTCCTTTCTACTATTAAACAAGGCGATGTAATAAATTTAAGCGGCTCTGACTCTCCTACTTCAGGGGACTCTGCAATTGTAACAGCAATAGCCAATGATACAAGCCTTACTTTAGACAGAGGATTTAGTACTGCCAAATCTTCTATTACAGGATATAGAGCAGGACTGCGATTAGATCCAGAGAAAGACACTATCTTTGCGAGAGTACTAAAAACAGGTAGTACAATAACGCTTGAAAATTTTATAAACACTAATTATGAGTTTGACGGCACAAGTCTTACTGTAGACAGTGCGGGCACTATTTCTATTCCTGATGGTGGAGTTGATACAGATCAACTTGCAGCGAATGCTGTTACTACAGCAGAAATAGAGTCTCAAGCTATTACTAGTGCACTACTAGAGGCCACTCTTGCGGCTAGTATCTCTAGTACAGCGGTACAAGTAGAATCATTATCTGCGGCGCTTGGAAGTGCTGAAAGCGCGGCATCCGCCGCAAACGCTGCATCAATAGCAGCCGCTGCAGCTTTAGTTTCTCAATTGGCTGCTTCAACTTACAACACTGCAGTAGCCGCCGCCGCAGATTCCGTATCTGCCACTCGAGTTTTAACTGAGTGTGCCGCAACTTCTGCCTCTATATTTGCAGCAGCAGCAGCTGCCTCTGCATCAATAGCAGAGATATCCAAAAACACGGCATCGGCGGACAAAGTTGCTGCTTCAGCGTTTGCGGCATCCGCATCGGCATTTGCAACAGCATCAGAAGCAGCTAAGAATAGCGCAAGCGGTCATGTAGTTACAGCATCCTCTTTTGCTACAAGTGCTTCTGATGATGCAACAGCAGCAGCTAGCTCTGCCTCTTCATCTTTGGCATCTGCGTCTACTGCTACAGTGCAAGCAGCAGCAGCAGCTAGTTCTTCTACTTTATCTGCTAACTCTCGTTCGGCTGTTGATGCAGCTAAGATAGAGGCCGAGATGGTTCTTGCTAACCTTATGCCCTCTATTGTTAAATCTCCTACTACCTCTTGGGCAGATGACCCACATAGTGCAAGCGTTGGCTTAAACAGCGATAATACTGTACTGAATGATCAAAGTTTCCATGGATCTTTTGTAACAAATGATGCTACGTTTGGAGAAGCATACGTATTTACTGCAGGGAACAATAATTCTTTTGGACCTTCACAGCTTGTTCCCTTTGATGATGATAAAGTTTATCGACTTACAGTACAGCACAGAGTTTCTACAGACAATAGTCAAGGCTCGACTACCACCAGATTTACTCTTGGCTTTACAGAGTACACTGATGGCGTTGCAGATAGCACCAACGATAATGTACAACCTTTATTCCTAGACAGAACTTCCGCTCAAGGAGCACAAACTTCTATACTATATGTCAGTAGAAGAGATTTGTCTGGAGTTACAGGGTATGTACAAAGTAGTTCAAACAATGAGTGGTGGCACCAAAATGCACAATCAAATAATACTCAGATAGGATTCCAAGTACGAAATCTTACTAGCTCTTTTCATAATGGAAGCGGTTCTCAAAACGGAGCAAATGCGGTACATGAGATGCTGGTGGAAGATGTCACTGCTGTGATAGATGCAATTCAACAAGCTGATGATGCTGCAACTTCTGCCGCTGCATCTCTTTCTAGTTCACAAGCAGCCTCTGCGAGCCGTTCATCGGCCTCTGCGAGTGCTACAGCTGCTGAGAGTTCAAGGCAGTCTGCTTCTACTCAAGCAGCGAATGCAGCTAACTCTAGTTCATCTGCTGTTGTAGCTAAAGAGACTGCTTCGAGTTCAGCAGCTTCTGCGGCTTCATCAGCCACACTGTCTGCTACAGCTAAAGACAACTCTGTATCAGCAGCGGGTGCTTCAGCTAACTCAGCCTCAGCAGCTCTTTCTAGTTCACAAGCGGCCTCTGCTAGTCGTTCATCGGCCTCTGCGAGTGCTACAGCTGCAGAGAGCTCAAGACAGTCTGCTTCTACTCAAGCAGCAAGTGCAGCTAACTCTAGTTCATCAGCTGTTGCAGCAAAAGAAACTGCCTCATCTGCAGCAGCTACTGCAGCTAGCTCTGCTACACTAGCAGCAGCAGCTAGAGATACGATCGTTTATCAAAGCTATGCGTTTGATGGTACTTTCCCAGATTCTACAAAGCCACAATGGACAGGAGGTACTACAGATTCGTCAATTTCTAGCACCTATGCTAAATTTGGCTCAAATAGTTTGACAGTAGGTGGAACCAACACTGCATCTGTAGATATTTTTGATAGTACTAGAATTCCTGATCAGTTTCCTGCACTTTCTATTGGAGATACTTGGACATGGGGATTCTGGGTATACATTGACGGAACAGGAACAACTAATGAAACTTTCGGATTTGCAGGAGACGGGGGCTGGGCTACAGCTACAACAGCTACTCGTAACCAGTGGGTGTTTGTTACTGGAACAGGTACCGCAGCTAACCAAGCAGCAAATACATTAGGAGTTAAACTCGAACTGCGCTCTTCTCCTCTTGCAACAAACGATACCGCTATCTATATAGATGGTGTAATCGTAGTAAAAGGAGATGTTGATCTCACAAATGTATCTGTAGATGATACTGCAGTAAAATCAGCTTATGACGCCGGACTATCAGCCTCAGCAGCTCTTTCTAGTGCTCAAGCAGCGTCAGCCAGTAAATCTTCTGCTTCTGCGAGTGCTACAGCTGCAGAAAGCTCAAGACAGTCTGCTTCTACTCAAGCGGCGAATGCGGCTAACTCTAGTTCATCCGCTGTTGCAGCTAAAGAAACTGCGTCCTCAGCGGCGGCTAATGCAGCTAGCTCTGCTACTTTATCTGCTTCTGTCAGGGACTCAATTGTATCTCAGAATTTAGTGGGAGACTCCGAAGTTACTATTGATGGCTTACTCAATATAACTGGAGAAGGCTGGGCAACAAATTATTGGGAGCGCTCAAGTACTCAGGCTAAGAATGGTACTTATAGCGCTAAAGGCAAGACTGCTTTGTTCGCAGATCAATTCGCAGAAATTTATGATACCGACATACCCATGGTTACAGGAGATAAGTTCACTTGGAGTGCTTGGGTATATAAAGATTTTTCTCAAGATGTAACCTTACAGTTCCAGCAGTTTAGTGGATGGGCTGCTGACACAGTAGATACTACTAACCAGTGGCAGTTTGTTACAGGAACAGGGACTGTTCCTTCAGGTAGCGGTGTAGGCAACCCCTTAATATTAGATTTACGAAACCATGATTCTCTTAGCTCTGGTGGTATATTTGTTGATAATCTTACAATTGTGCGTGGAGATCAAGATTTATCTACAATTTTAACGGATGATAGCGCTACCACAAATAGACTACTTGGTATCAATAGTGAATCTTCCGCGGCAGCGTCTGCCACTGCATCTCTTTCTAGTTCACAAGCAGCCTCTGCGAGCCGTTCATCGGCCTCTGCGAGTGCTACAGCTGCTGAGAGCTCAAGACAGTCTGCATCAACTCAAGCAGCGAATGCAGCTAACTCTAGTTCATCTGCTACTGTAGCTAAAGAGACTGCGTCAAGTTCAGCAGCGGGTGCAGCTTCATCAGCTACACTGTCTGCTGCAGCCAAAGACAACTCTGTATCAGCAGCAGGTGCTTCAGCTAACTCAGCCTCTGCAGCTCTTTCTAGTTCACAAGCAGCCTCTGCGAGCCGTTCATCGGCCTCTGCGAGTGCTACAGCTGCTGAGAGTTCAAGGCAGTCTGCATCAACTCAAGCAGCAAATGCGGCTAACTCTAGTTCATCTGCTGTTGTAGCTAAAGAGACTGCTTCGAGTTCAGCAGCGGGTGCAGCTTCATCGGCTACACTGTCTGCCGCAGCCAGGGGTCAATCTTTGCTAGATTCTCAAGGTATTGCTAATGCTGGTTTTGAATTTGGTGAGACAGGCGTAGATACAGTTCCTGCTGGATGGGAAGCAGAAGGTCAACGCTCTGACTTCCCTAATGATATGGGATTCTTTACTAGTCCTGTAAATACAAATTCTACTTATGGTTCTACAAAAGCCTATGGTGCAAATGATACTAATGCACAGTCAGGGCATTGGATTCGTTTAAGTAAGTACTTTTTAGCGGAAGCAAGCCAAACATTTACTGCAAGTTTAGATGTGTATTTTGCAGATACAATGGCAAATGCTAATAACAGAGACCCTGAATGGATTGATGAAGATGATGTATTCAAGATCTATAACTGGTATGACGCAGATGGTGCACTTCTTTCACAGACTGCCGTTAGTAGTGCGACCTCTCAATATAACCAAGATAATTCAAGTTGGGTAAGTGGTAGTTCTAAGGCTCCACAGGATACTTGGTTTACTTATACTTCTTCTACTGTTACTGCACCTGCAAATACCGCCTCTGTAAGAATTGATCTTATTCTGATTGATGATCAGCCTGGAAACGTTGGTGGTGATGCTCTTGTAGATTACGCCACTTGGGCGGTCGGTGGTAACTTCCGTGGGTATATTGATGACTTTGTTTTAACTTCTTCAGGTGGAGTTGTTGAGATTAATAAAGGCAATATCGATGTTGTTCTCTCAGCCGCTGCATCTCTTTCTAGTGCACAAGCAGCCTCTGCAAGCCGTTCATCGGCCTCTGCGAGTGCTACAGCCGCGCAGTTATCAAGACTAGCTGCGTCCACTGCACAAACTGCGGCAGAAGCGGCAGAGACAGCCTCTGTAAGTGCAAAGAATACTGCTTCGAGTGCTGCAGCAAGTGCTAGTCAAAGTGAGTCTCTAACTTCTACTGCAGTTGTAGAAGCCCGAACAGAAGTCGCGGCTATTGGTGAGTACTTGTTTGTTAATCCAGAGACTTGGATTCACACTCCTCAGAGCTACGGTTTAGGTACTGATAAGCGATTTATTGGAAACTCGTCAAATATGACAAGTACCTATGCAGATTTCTTTGTTACAAATGATACTGAGTTTGGCAATGCTTATCTCCCTACTAAAGCACTCAATGATTCTATATCGCTTCGTAAAGTATTCACTTATGCCTCTGATAAAGTGTGGCTTGTTAAAGCAAAAATGCGTACAGTTGATGACGGGGACACAACAGGAACTGGAGTTTACTCTACTTTTGGAATCAATGGCTGGACTGCTGACGGTACTCGAATTACTGCCAATCCTGATTTAAATAATTCGCAGTATTTTGCTTGGACCGATACCGTAAGTGATGGTGTACAAGAGCATGCCCATGTTTTTGCAGGTAGCGACTACGTTGATGCAGATTTAGAAGCATTGCCTGGGATTATCGCTCAAACTCAAACTAGCCCACAAGGTGGATGGGGCCGTGTTGTTGTTGTCAGTACGGGCAGTAATACCCCAAGTTTTATAGGGTTCCAAATACGTCACAATGGTTCAAGTACAACTGACGGTCAGTCTGCGATTGGTTCTTTTGAAATAATTGATATTACAGAATCAGTAAAAGCCGAAATAGAGGGAGTTGCAGCAGCAGATTCTGCGTCTTCAGCTGTTATTTCTGCAGCGAGTGCTTCTAGCCAGTCTACAGCTGCAGGTAACTCTGCGAGCGCTGCAAATGCTTCTAAACTGTCAGCGAGTGCGGCTGAAACCGCTGCGGAGCTTGCTGAAACCAATGCAGTTGCTGCAAAAAATACTGCATCAAGTGCAGCTGCCTCTGCATCCTCTAGTAAGGTGTTAGCTGCTAGTTCTGCAACTACGGCGGACAATTCTGCAAGCGCCGCAGAAGCAGCAAGAGACTCTATGGTTCTGCACAACTATGCTTACAATGGGGATGCGGCAAAGGATCAACTACCTGAATATTTTCAGAGTAGTGCATGGGAAACCACTACGGCTCAAGCAAAAGTAGGAAGTAGATCTTTTAGATTGTCATCTAGTGGCTTAACTACAACTAACCCAGATATATTCCATAGTCCATCCGCTGTTGATTTTCCTGCGATTGCAACAGGAGATAAATTTACTTGGGGTGCTTGGGTATATGTAGATGGGTCCGATACTGGTAATATTTCTATTGGCTTTGCAGGAGATGGCGGTTGGGGTACAAGTGCGGCGGGGGTTCGTAATCAGTGGGTGTTTGTTACTGCAACAGGTACTGCAGGCACTTATCCTGTCACAAACCAATTAGTAAGGTTGGAGATTAGAGAAAATATAAATACTAATCATCCTAATGATAATAATGTATATATTGATCATCTTCAAATAGTTGCGGGAGAGGTAGACTTAACAACGGTAACTACTAGCTACGGAGCTTCTCAAGGTTCCTATGAGGCAACTCTTTCTGCTTCAGCTGCAAATACGTCTGAAAGCAACGCAGCAACAAGCGCAAGCTCTGCTTCTGCCTCTGCAGCTGCATCGAATAGTAGTGCTCTCTCAGCGGTTGCTTCTAGAGATACTGCTTCTTCTGCAGCAGTAAACTCTGGTAACTCTGCAAGTGCGGCAAATACCTCGAAAGAAACAGCATCTGCTAGTCAGACTGCTGCGGCTAACTCCGCTTCTGCGGCTAACTCATCCAGACTTGCTGCATCTGCATCTTTCACTGCTGCATCAAACTCAGCTTCTTCGGCTAACTCATCTAGAGTTGCTGCTGGAGTTTCCGCAGGGGCATCAAACGATAGTGCTTCAAGCGCCGCGGCTAGTGCCAGTGCTGCTGGAGCATCTGCTACTGCGTCTAACTCATCGAGATTAGCCGCATCGTCACAGGCTACTACGGCTGGTAATTCAGCTTCTGCGGCTCTTGTGTCTAAACAAAGTGCCTCTTCTTTTGCAACAAATGCTGCATCTTCGGCTCAAGCAGCTATCTTTGATGGAAAATTACTCGAAGCCCGAGTTACGAGTGGACTAAACGGACATTATGTAGACAGCGATTGGTTCTTGTGTACACTAGGGACTACAAGCGTTCCTGCTTATGTTGTTTCTTTTATAGATAATGTAAATATCTATATGGAGAATATGTCAAGCGGAACTGTTTATACTGTTAAACTAGAAGCAGCTAAATATACAAACTATAATATCCCAACTGAGAGCGGTCAGAGTGGAACCGGACCCTGGAGAGTTTTTGCTTCAGGACCTATTGTATGTAAGCATGGAGACGGGTATATGGGTGCTCCTGCTAACTTCTCTGGCCAGTTCTTAGGGCAGTATGCAAACCGATACTATCCAGTTGATATATTTCTATTTAGTCCCCAAGGAAAGGCTACAGTAGATGTATATTTCAGTGAAACCCTAACAGGGTTTGATGAAAACTCTTCGGTGCATCATACAATTACTATCCCTGACGGTGGTTATTATCAGTGGCAACAGGATGTGGATGCAAGTAGCTCACAAACTTCTGGTAATGCTACATACTTATTTAAGTCTGATGTAAAAATCTCTGGAATATTTAAGCCTGATGGCGGAGATTATCAGCTAATGGTTCCTTTGACTAATGGGGAAGTAGTAGGTAATGATTACTCTGATAACGGTGGGTATCCTTACTTTGATAATAATGCTACTAATACTACAGTTACTAATACTGCTGCTGATGGCGGAGCACGGTACTATGTAAACGATGATGAGAACTTCTGGTTTATGAGTTCTAACACAGCAGACGGTGCTGGTGGTGACGCAGAATTCGGTGTACCTAGGCAAGGATTATCAGATTACTACATATGGGCAGAGCCTGATCTTTCTAACTTCCGTCTTTCTTCGGCAGAGCCTGCTGAGATTGTAGTTATGAAAGCAGATGGAACAGTTTTATATAATATAGATCACAGTGCTGCAAGTACTACAGCTCCTTTATTCCATCAAGAGGGTTCAGCGAGCGGTAATACCAACATTAATACAGGAGGTGGCCCTTACCGATTCATAGGTACGGCACCATTCCATCTTACTGCACAGGAAGGCGGAGATGATGACGAAACAACTCTTTTAGGGGCTCGTCAAGATAAACTAGATCAGGGATCTGGTGCGATTAAAGCAATAGCACAGCAGTCTCTCACTCTAACATCTGCTGTTGATAGTAATGTTACTACTATTTCTGCGCAAGCGACTACTATAAATGGATTAGAAGGTCAGTATACTGTTAAGATTGATAACAACAATCATGTATCTGGATTCGGACTTGCAAGTACCAACACAAACGGTACCCCTACATCTGCATTTATGATTAGAGCAGACAGGTTTGCAGTAGTAGACCCAGCATCTAGTGGCAGTCTTACTACTTCTCCCGATGCGGCAGATATACCTTTTGAGATAGTGGGTGGAGTTACTAAAATTAAGAATGCTAACGTAGGTTCTTTAAGTGCTGGAAATATTGCTGCTGATGCTATTCGATCTAGTGAATTACAGATATCAGCAAATACAGACAACCAAAGTTCTAGTATGTTCTTTGATGGTACCAATAATTCTATTAAGATATATGATAGTAGTGGTAATATTAGAGTTAGGATAGGTGCTTTGTCATAAATAAAAAAGGGGCTGTAATAGCCCCTTTTCTTTTTTACTTAAATATGTCTTGCCAGTTTCCTGTAGTACTTGCTTTGGAATACTCTGTAGCACGATTCTCAAAGAAATTTGTATGTTCAACAGCATTTAGCATATAGTCTAACCAAGGTAATGGATTATCTTCACTACCAAAAATCTTCTTCATACCTAAACCTAGTAGTCTACGGTCTGCAATATAGCGAATATAATCTTTTACTTCTTTAGGGGTTAGATCAGGCACTTCTGCACCTTCAAAACATAAATCAATAAATGCATCTTCAAGTTCTACTGTTCTTTCCGCAGCACAATAAATTTCATACTTTAACTCGTCATTCCACAATTCTGGATTCTCTTGAATGAATGTGCGGAATAGCTGCGACATGCCTTCAACGTGGAGACTTTCATCTCGAATAGACCAAGTAACGATCTGACCCATACCCTTCATTAAGTTGTGACGGGGGAAGTTCAACAGAATAGCAAAACTACTAAACAACTGCACACCTTCGGTAAAACCGGAGTAGATAGCCATTGTTTTTGCAATATCCATCTTTGTACCCATACCGAAGTTACTTAGATGCTCGTGTTTGTCCATCATTGCTTTATGTTTCATGAACTCTTTGTACTCATCATCCCCGTATCCAAGTGTTTCTAGCAGCAAAGAATACGCTTCCTGATGTACTGCTTCCATTGCTGCAAACGCAGACAGCATCATTCGTACTTCTGGTTGCTTGAATGTTGGCAGGTAGTGTTTAGCATAACCACAGCACACATCTACATCAGCCTGAGTAAAGAAGCGGAAAATCTGTGATAGCAATTTTTTATTGCCTTCACTCAAGTTCTCACGAAAATCTTTTAGGTCATCCGCTAGATTCACTTCGTCAGGCAACCAGTGCATATGCTGCTGTGACTTGTAATGTTCAAATGCCCAAGGGTAATTGAACGGCTTATAATATTCTCTTTCTTCTAGCAAATTACTCATTTATAAACTCCTCTATCTCGGCTTTAGTTTTAACACCAACTAAACGACCTACTTCTTTATCATTATCATCTACAAGTACCATAGTTGGTACTCCTCTAACTCTATAATCTTGGGCTAAGTTTGGACTATCCTCTATGTCAATACTTGAGACAGTATAGGGGACGTCAATCCCCTCCAAGGTTTTTGCCAATATCTTACAAGGCTGGCACCATTCTGCACTAAACTTTAATAATCTCATACTACCCCCAATTGTGTATTATGTTTGCCATAATCATGATGGCGCAACCAAGATTTAAGAGTAAAATAATACTTCGTACTATAGTTATATAGGTATCGTACTCTTCCGTTTTTTCATCTGCATAACTACCTAACGAGTATTTCCAGACTTTAATAAACTTACTATCCTTCACAAGCCACACATCCTTCTTCGTCCATAGATTCGAAGATTCTTTCTCTAAGCACTTCGTCAGATACTGTCTCTGCTCTTTTCATAGCTTCACTTCGTAAATAGTACAAAGTTTTTAGCTTTTTCTTCCACGCCATCATATGAACAGAGTGTAGCTCCTGCTTGGACACATTTGCAGGAAAGAATATATTTAATGACTGACTTTGACAAATTTCTTCTTGTCTGTCAGCTGCCATATCAATTACCCATCTTTGGTCAATCTCTACTGCAGTTTTAAATACATCTTTAGTCCAATCGTCTAGAAAATCCAGATGCTGTACTGAGCCGCCTTTAGTGATAATATCTTTCCACACTTCTTCTGTATCCATGCCTATATCGCGTAAAACATCTTCTAGGTACTCATTCTTCTGTAGGCTAGTGCCACTTTTTGTCTTTTGAGCAAATGCATTTGCACGATACGGCTCGATACTTGGACTTGTATTTCCGCAAATAATACTAGAAGAAGCGTTTGGAGCAATCGCCATAAGATGACAATTTCGTACGCCAGTACCCACAGCATCGGGGGCTTCGCCTCTTTGCATTGCCAAGTCTTTAGTTGCACGTACTGCTTCGGCTTTGATATGCTTAAACATTGCCATATTCTTGCCTTTTGCCATTGCACTTTCAAACGGAATATTTAACCTTTGTAAGTACGCGTGGAACCCCATCGCACCCAAGCCAATACTTCTTTCTCTCTCTGCACTAAATCGTGCTTTTTCAAGCTGAGAGGGGGCATTTCTGATAAAGTGTACAAGAACATTGTCAAGCATTCGCACTAAATCAGGAATAAAGTCCTCATTGTGTTTCCACTCATCGTATTCTTCCAAATTTACACTTGATAGGCAACAAACTGCTGTTCTTTCCTCGTTTGTTGCAAGCGTAATCTCACTACACAAATTAGACTGAGTTACCTCAAGTCCTAGTGATTTTTGGCAGTCAGGCAACCCCGCCTGGACTGTATCACCGAACATTACATAGGGCTCTCCTGTCTCTACTCGATTCTGGATCAATTTTACCCAAAGTGTCTTAGCGGAAACAGTCTTAGTAACTTTACCACTGTGTGGATCTACTAGATCCCATGAGTCATCGAAACCTTCCACTTTAGTAGCATTTTCGATAATTTCCATAAATTTATCAGATATTACAACTCCGTGGTGAAGATTAGTGGACTTGCGATTAACATCCCCGCCTGTGGGCTTACGAATATCAAGAAACTCTTCAACCTCTGGGTGTGAGATGTCCAAATATGCTGCATAACTACCTCTTCTTGTTACACCTTGCGAGAAAGCAAGCATTTCTGCGTCAACCACTTTCAAGAAGGGAATTACTCCAGTTGACTCTGAACCGCTTGATGTTTTAGATCCTACACTTCGTACAGAACTCCAAACTCCTCCGACCCCGCCACCGACTGAAGAAAGAAAAGCATTCTCAGTATAGTGATCAGTAATACCTTTTCTAGAATCATCTACATAATTCAAGAAACAACTAATAGGCAGACCTCGTGTTGTACCTCCATTGGAAAGTATAGGAGTACTAAACATAAACCACAATTTACTAGCATAGTCATATAGTCGTTGGGCATGACTCTCATCGTCTGCAAACGCCATCGCAGCTCGGGCAAATGCCTCTTGGGGAGATGTTTCGTCCCCTACCATATATCTGTCCTCTAGTGTTTTAATACTAAATTCTGATAGGTATCTATCTCTACGATAGTCAATTTTAATATTCATGTAACGTCCTCTTTATATTTGCAATGTTATCTTGCCCTATTGCGTCATCGCAATATGTTATTAAATCCATTAGTTCATAGTTCTGAAGAATCTGATCAGCATTTGCATTCAGCTCTTGTATATACTTATACTTTCCATCTAATGGCACATTATCGTAGATATTCATTGCGTCTCCGTACTGACTAATTAGATCTACTGCACGTTTAGGTCCAATACCTGTGATTCCAGGAACATTATCCCCTTTATCTCCAGTTAAGCACTTAAACGATATAAACTGCTCAGGAGCTACATCGTAATGCTCCTTCCAGTTACTAAAGGTTACTTCTTTTCTATTAACATAGGAAAATCTACTTACTTTTTCTTGTATTAGAAGATCCCAATCTCGGTCACTAGATATAAGCCATATATACTCTAGTCCATAATTATCTTTATCTTTTACAAGGTGGGCTGCAATATCGTCTGCCTCTACCCCTTTATAGCGTAGGATGGGATACCCTTGCTCTTCTAGTACATCCAGAGACGCTTCGAACTCTTCAAAAAACTCTTCAAAAGCTGCTTTCTCTTCGTCTGTCTGGTCTGCAAACTTCTCTTTTCTGTTTTGCTTATACTCAGGATTGATCGACTTGCGGTACGTTGAAGATCCCCAGTCCGCAGTAATAATAATTTTTTTACAGTCATATGACTGAGCTAGACTTTCTACTGTTCTCTGGTATTCATACCTAAAATCTGTTCTGCCTTGATGCTTCCAGCGAAAGGCTAAGTTCAAAGCATCTACTACCAGCGTAGCATTTAGATCTGGATTAATCATTTTATCTGTTAAATTAAAAGCCACTTATAAACTCCGTTTGCTCTGATTCTAACCAATCCTCTGCTAAAAGTACATAACAATCTAAAAACCTTATATACAGATACTCATCTGTAGTTTTAGGTTTATTTTCTGTTACTACAAATACTTTTGATCGGTCATATTTAAAGAATAGCAAGGGCTTTTGATCTCCCCCTGCTGCCTGTACTACGACTTTTTTCCACCACTTAATAAGATTATTTGTCTTGGGCTGGGTGAATATCTTATCTGTAAGAGGAGAATCTTTGTAGTTTTTAACCTCTATACAGTAAAAGTTTCTTTGATTGGGGACATATAAGTCCCCTTTCAAATATTCAAGTGCACCAGATGCGGGTACTCTTTCAAACTGCAAACTCGTAGCCTGTCGCAGCATATCTCTTACTAAGTACTCACCTCTAGCTCCTTTAGCTCTACTATCAACCATATTGTCTTAAAGTCTCCTTCAGCTGATCTAACTTTTCAGAATAGTCAGCTGCTTTAGAGAGTTCTTCCTCAATAGTTCCCATAATATCGCTATGTTCTCCAATACCGGCAGGGTATTCAAGATAGATCATCACATTCGCCTGGTGAAAGTTCATCTTTCCCGTCAGGTATCTCGTCATGTTCTCTATCATTATCTCTTTTACTGAATTGCTCATTTTCTTCTCGCTCCTTTAGCATACGGTGAATTAACCGCCTGCGACTGTGTTGCATTCTAGTGCGCATCACTCGTCTCATTTACTTCTCCAAAGTACTAACGTTTCCTTCTTTGACTACCTCTACTTTTTCTAATAGAGGATGAGTCCATCCATGACTTACTACATAAGTATTTAAGGGCTCTCCTAGCAATACTTCTACTAGCTTTTCTCGCCCGCTTTCGTCTAATACGTTGATAACTTCATCTAAAAATAAAATATTGATTTTAGACTTAGATATGCTACTCATAAGTTTACGAATAGCAATTAGCGTAGCAGTGTTCACCCTTGCCAGTTCTCCTGAGGAGAGAGCTAGAATATCTACTATGTTACCATTATCAGTAATTTGTACATTTAGCTTATCATTTGATACTACAAACTCAAGAGTGAATCTGCCATCTGAAAGCTCTGCTAGATAATGATTTGTTAAATCTTCTAACTCTTTTACAAGATTTTCGATTTTATACGCTAATAATCCGTTTGTACTAAAAGACTTTTTTAACACCTCTAGGTTGCTTGCGATCTCTCGCTCTGCGTCCCACTGATGTAAAGCTTCATTAAGTTCAGACTGAAAGCTCTCAGTTTGCTCAAGTATTACTTGGATTCTGGTGTTTCTTTTAGTGATTTTTTCATTGTTTCGTAATGTTTCTTGTAGTCTTGCTTTTGCATCCGATATTCTTGAAAGAATTCGTGCGCTGCGCTCTTCAAGCTCTCCTTTATCCAACAGCTGCGTCTGAAGCCCTCGGTCAATAGAGCGAAACAAATCTTCCCACTCTTTTTTAGTACTTTCACAACGCTCATACTCGCTGTTTTCAGATTGGATAGAGATAATTTCTTGTTTAAGAGCATCAAGTCGTCTTGTAGCTTTTTCATACGTCTCCTCTTCCGTTTCTTTCATAGCCTTCTCGACAGAACTGTCGATAGGCTGCTCGCACGTAGGGCAAGTATCTCTAATTTCCCCTAATTGCTTTAAAGTTCGTTGAGCACCCGCCGCGACTGCTCTTACTGAACCTACCTCTTCCTTCAAATTATCGTAAGATTTATACTGTGCTTTTGAAGAATTAGCACTATCAATGTCTATATCAGACAGCATAGTTTTATATTGATTATTTTTTGAGATTTTTTTATTTTTTTCTGAAATATTTTCAATTTCAATCATAAGCTGGGCGAGTTCTTTCTCATCATCTTCCGTGTCAATTATCTCATTTGACAGTGGGAGTATGGAAGTATCACTCAATTTGTTGTCTTTCAACCATTTCTCAACGGTCGCTATCCTTGCTTCTATGCCTGTTAGTATAGTAGCGCGGGCTCTTGCTTCAGCCTTGAACAGCTCAAATAATTTTATATAGTGATCCAACTGTAATAGATCAATAAGAAACTTCTTGCGATTAGTATCAGTAGCAGTTAGAAACTGCAAACTACTATTAGTATTTTGATAGACTAATTGTGAGAATGTTTTAAAATCTATACCTATTATTTCTTGGAGTGTTTTGTAAGTATTTGTAGCTGTATGACTGCTTATATCTTCATTGTTTTTTAGAAGTTTTAGTTTGATACTAGACTTTCTATCAATGATTACAGAGTACCTATCAGAATCTTTTGTAAAATCCAGTGTTATATGGTATCCTTCATTCACATAACGATTTGGTATATCTGCTTTTTTGATGCCTTTAGAGTTTTTATTGTATAAAGCTTCTTCAATAATTAACGGAATGGATGACTTACCCATTCCGTTAGTACCGATTAATTGAGTTACAGTATTATCACTTAAATCTAACTCATTATCTGCTCCATAGCTAAAACAATTACTCCATTTCAATTTTTGAAGCGTAATCATTATATGTTCCTAATATATTAGATATTTTATTCTCAGGAAGTTCTAGTATATAAGTTAAGTACTCTGAAAGCTCTTCTTGAACAGTCATTCCCTCACTAATTACTAGAGTAGCTTCGCTACTTCGCTTAACTACTTTTTTATCTAGTAGATCGTTGTTCTTTACATCTGCAAGCTCTTGTATATCGCCTTCTATCTCATAGATAGTATGATGGTACTCTGTAGGTATCATCTCTTCTGGGCTGTCCACAGTTTTTCTAATAAGTTGAGGCAGATCAAAACTGCTCCATTGCCAGCTCCAATCAGCTGGATCAATCCACAAAAATCCTGTTGATACTTCCGTTCGGTGAAAGGATGTAGTCATAGGACTGCCTGGATATACTATATTTCTTTGTGTGTTACTATGAGCGTGCAAATCTCCTGCAAATACTACAGGGAAATCTTCAAACCTATCTAGATCTACTTCGGGCTTGACATGAGGAGGTATCTCTCCTCTTACATGGGTAAATAAAGGCTTAGAGAAGTCAAACTTTTCTATGCTTTCTTTTCTATGTAAGTCAGCGTAGGGCAGTACTCCGAAACCCCAATCTTCATCAATATAAGAAGTAGTTTGTATATGCACTAGAGGATTAATATCTCTTGAGACTTGTTTTAAATTATCGAAGAAAGTCTTGTTTTTCTTCGTAGCTTCATGATTACCATCGTATATAAGAGTTGGAATCTTTACTCCACGAATAAACTTGAAGTAAAGTTCCAGTTCTTCCATACTAGGCAGACGATCAAATAAGTCACCACCAATAATATGCATTTCAGCATTGTGCTCCAAGTCATAAATATACTCGAAGAACTTATTGTAGCGATTTATTGCCCACTTAACTGGGACATTTTTCTGTCCCAGTTTGATGTGCCAGTCTGCTGTAAATAAAATCATGCGATGTTGAACTCGTCTTCAATGCTTTCGTCAATATCACCTACGGATTCTTCTCGAATTTCATCTAGCAATGCTTTCTGTGCATCAGGAGTAGGTCGTGCCATAACATCATCCATAGACTTCAGGTCGGCAATAGCTTCTTTCTCTGAGTCAGACAGTACGCGGTGCTTGCACTTCAGTACTTGCAGTTGATATTCTACGTTATAAGGCAAAGGCCCAGTCTTTACTCGCTTGAACTTAACGTCCCAGCCAGTATCAGGATCGGTAGGATCACCAAGATCTTCAGCTGCAGTTAGAATTGCTTCAAATAGCTTCTTTTTCAAGTTAATAACTTTAACTTGACCGCCGTCAATGCACTGCATAGCGTAGCTCCAGCCACACTTTAGATCTGGGTAGTACTCACGAACCCAATCTTTTTCTTTATTGTTGAATCGCTCTTCGTTGCGATCAAATGATAGACACTCAAAAGGAATGTTCTTACCATTTTTACCTTCCAGCCAGTATACATAGCGAGCGAGTACATCGCCAACTAAGCGTACTTCGTTGTCTCCATCTCGGTAAGAGTAAGATGAAATTGAGGATTTTTGGGCAGCGCCCTTTGATTTGTTAAATGAAATTGCCATTAGTGTGTATTCTCCGTTCTGGCTTCTTCGTATTTGAAGTGAAGTCGTCCTTCCTCATCAATAAGAAGTAGTCTGTTGTTTTCGTAAAGACCTATGTCCACATCACAGTGGAAAAGGTCGAGGGTTGTTGTCCCAGTAGCTTTATAATCTGCGAGGGAACGCAGAGAAGCTAAGGCGAGATACTGGGCGATCTCACTATAGCTATATCTATATGCGTGGAATAAGAGGACTTCAGGATTCACAAGGAAAGAGTGCCCTACAAAACTGGTAAGAGTATACTTATACATCTTATCGTGTCTGTTGAGGGGTATCTGTTTTGTTGTCATCATTTTAAAGATAAGGAAGATAGCAAGGGAATTTCCTGCCGTCTTTTCAAATATCTTTTTCCAATCAAATAGAAGCATATTATATCAAAATCCGTTGTAATTGTCAAGAACTATTTTTCTATGTTCAAAGCTCTTTTATGTGATAGCCTTGTTTCATGTAGTACCCAATTCTGTTAGAAGCCTGTTTTTGGGCTGTTTTACCTTTTAGGTGAATATCAATTACAACAGGGTCTTTTTTACCTTCTTGCTTTCGTATTACCCTACCTACTAGCTGTGTAAGAAGTGGTTCATTATTTATAGGAGTACCAAGTATTAAGCAGCTTAGTGTATTTACTGATATTCCTTCAGAGAATATAGCTTGTGTACCATAAAGAACATTAGCATCTCCATAGAGTATTTCATTCACTAATGTTTCTCTGTCCTCGTGAGCAACCTCGCCCGTAACACATACAGCTTTTTCACCTGTCAGTTCGGCGCAGCTCTTTAAAAAATGAACTCGATCTGACACCACTAACACCTTATGACCTTTTGCGGCATAAGCAGCTGCTAACATAGCTACTGAGTGGCGATACTCGTCATTGTTTGCTAAGTTATTTACCCTATTCGCCCAAGGTATGTTAGCGCCGTCCATAAAACGCACCTCAGATCTATACACATGAATACTAGGAGTCATGAAGTTCTCTTTTGGTGGTTTAAAAACTTTTGAGCCAAAGTAATCACGAAATACTACATGTTTTCCGTCCTTTCGCTCAATAGTTCCAGACAATCCAATCTTATATCTAGCATAGTTTGTATCTAAGATTTTGGAAAAAGTCGGGCTACTTACATGATGCATCTCATCAAGAATTATAGTTCCGAATTCTTTCCGTATCTTGTCAACATTCCTATAAAGAGTTTGAGTGTTTCCAATAACAATAGGGCTATCGGTATCAAACCTACCACTTCCAATAATTCCAGGTTCAAATCCATAAACTTTTTCCACTTCCTTGGCCCACTGGTTTCGTAACGACACAGTATGTGTTACAACTAGTGTTTTTTGACCAAGCTTGCCAGCTATTGCTAACCCCGTGAAGGTTTTACCCCAACTTACCCACGCATTAATAATAGAATTATCTTCTATTTCATCATATACATCTTGTTGGCTCTGTCGTAGGTCAAACTTAAACTTAGGGAAGACTACTGGCTTTTCTATACGCTTATCTACAATCTCGTAATCAGATGGAATTAAATCTGTGCGACCTATAGGAATAGTTACTAGCCTTTCATTGATCCGCTGCATATTTTTAATTACTTGTGGAGGATCATTCGGATTTCTAGGCGGAATAACATACGTAAGCTCTTTACTTAGAACTTCTTTGTATTCTCTAGTGCACTCAATATAAATTCTATTACTTATTACTGCTTTCATAGTGGTAGTAGTGAGAGTTCTCTCTTCCTGTAGCGTATCTTAAATTAGATACAGTTGCATTATTTTTGTCCCCATCAATATGGTCTACTTGATAGGACAGCCTAAGGGTTGCTTGCTGTTCGGGATCCATAAGATCCCAGATACGTACATCACGACCCCCAACAGGTACTGTCCTTTTCCAAATATTAGGGAGATTATCTTCAAACGGTAAATGGGCATCAACTACCGCAATATGTAGCCTTATATACACAGGAACAGTTGTTGCTTCTTCCTTCTTGCTCACATAATGAGGAAATAAATCCCTAGGGGCAGAGATTTTACAACGAGGGTAGTTCCCTGAGTTATTTAAGTTTCTTTTTAGTATCCCACCTCTTTTGCCTAGTATATTACCTAAGTTTGAGACGGTATATCCAGGAACTTCTAACCCTTGGTGAATAAGAGGTTTCCATATTTCTTTATCAGTCATTTTTATAAGCCCAAGTCGGTTTTTGCAGTTATATAAGCTTTAACAAAGTCACTTCGTACTATGTCGTTAATTTCAAAGTCTACTAGATCGAAGCTTTCCATTACTTTTAAGATTCGTACAAAGTCCTTCAATCCGTTTGTTCTTAGATCTGCTTGTCTAAAATCTCCGCAGAATATAACTCTACAGCCTTGACCTACTCGTGTAATTATAGAGTCTAACTCATGAAAAGACATATTCTGACATTCATCAATCAAAATAGTGGCGTTTCTTAATGTAACTCCTCGAATAAAAGATGTTGTCATAAAATGAACAAGACCTTTTGTTTTTAGGATCTCATACGCATCCCCTCTTTGAAAAAGCTCTATACAAATATCTTTGTAAGGCTCTTCATATACAGAGGCTTTCTCCTTTTCTGATCCCGGTAGGAATCCAATGTCTCTTGTTGACACCGCACTTCGTATAATTACTAGCTTTTCGTATTCTTGTTTTGACATATCATCAAAAGCAAGATAGCAAGATATAAAAGTTTTTCCGGTACCGGCAACCCCGTGTAGAATTAAATTCTTGTCGCTTTCAAATGCCTTGACTTGATTCTTTGTAAGGGGCTCTATTTGTTGAAGTTCTAAATTAGCGCCTGCTAGTGTTTTAGATCTTTTTCCCATAATTTATACTTTCCTTCGTGTATCCTTGAGTTTCTCTGAGGAGTATTCATACAATAACCATGGAAGATCTTCATAAAGCAGAACTCCAGCGTATAAAGCCTCCGAGGGAGGAGGGCGAGGTATAGTGAACTCAATCTTTACCCCACTTAGTTTTAGTAAACAAGCTACATCTTTTTTGTTTACTGATTTAATTCTGTAATACCGTAACTTACAGAATTTTGTTTTTTCGTAAATAAAACATCTTCCTTTCGTATCTATAAAATAGTTACCGGAACACTTGAGTAATCCTCTGAAATCATCTATCTGTTTATCTAGTCTAAATAAGTTTTTTTGAGGGGACTGTATTCTACGAATACCGAGAGTGTCCCCGCCCATGTTATTATCATCTAATATTATGCCATCTAAGAACAAGAGCCCGTCCTGTGAATACCAATTATCCGAAGGCAACTGGTACACAGGAAAGGATACATTTCTTATATGTCTATACTGAATCACCATACATTTTTACAAACTTACCCATAGAGTAGTCTTCATCAATTTCAAAGTCACAGCCTACCGGAGCACCAGGAATAATAAGTCCTCTGTCCATCTGAATAAACTGTTGTAGTTTCTCGCAATAAATATCAATCTCGTCCTCAGGCACTTCTGCCAGAATGGAGTCATGGACTAGAGCAAAAATACGAGACTTCATCTTTGTTGTCTGTATAAATGACTCCATATCTATAGCTCCAAGCAAGTTAATATCAGAAGCAGCGGACTGAACCAAAAAATTAAGACCAGACCTAACGCTATGACTTCTGACCCCTGCATCGGTACTTTTAACATTAGGTAATCTCCTCTTTCTGCCATAGAAGCTGTATATAAAACCATTATGCTCAATGAACTTTTGGTTATCATCAATCCACTTCTTTAGGCGATGGAATGTCGTAAAGTATTCTTTAATAACCTCTACGGCTTCCTGCTTGGAAAAATATTTTCCACTATCTTTAGTAACTTGCTCACTGATCTTCTTTGGGCCTGCTCCATACATGATACCAAATGTCACGGCTTTAGCAGCTTGACGTTTGTCGGGAAACAGCTCTGCTACTTCTCCGGCCTCACAAGGTAATCTAAATACTCTCTTTGCAATCTGGGAGTGAAAATTACCACCAGATTTAAATACATCCATCAAGGCTGTGTCTTTCGCTAGAATAGCGGCAACATATACTTCTGCAGTTGTCAAATCCATCGCAACAATCTTGTGTCCTGGAGAAGCTTTGATACAACCCTTTACAGTAGGGTTATCTCTAGGCAACTGCTGCATGTTTAGTTTGCCACTAGAAGATAAGCGACCGCTAGTAGTACCATGTAAGTTAAACCCTGTACGGAGACGAGAATCCCTATCGAGTTGTGGTATGATTTTATCAAGGTATGTATTCTTGATTTTTGATTTTTGTCGTATATCGAGAATAAGTCCGGGCACTGTGGATTGCGAAGATAACTCATTGAGGACTTCAGCATCTGTAGAGTCAGCGCCCGTTCCAGTTTTCTTTCCAGTCGGGTTAAGGCCCAAGAAATCAAACATGAGACTACGAAGCTGCACAGTAGAATTTGGATTAAAAGATTTTCCATTTACTTCCTCAAATTTACGGATTTTGTCATTTTCATACAAAGTATCAATAGCTGTATTGATATCAGTTTGCATGGATTCTTGACCTAGTAAAAGTCTGGTTCGATCAAAAGGTACACCATTATCTTGTGCGTTGATTAAGAATCGAGTGCCGGGAATAAGAATATTATCGTATACCCAAGCTAGCTTTTTGTTCTCTTTAATCTTTACGAACTTCTCATAGAGAATAAACGTACACATAGCATCCATACCTGCGTAAGTTTTCATAATATCAAAAGGGATCATATCCCAACTAAACTGTTCTTTCAGTATCCCATGTTCTTTCTTATACTGCTGGATCCAGTCGTACATAGGCTTCTCGTAGTCGCCCCAAGGGGTGTACTTCATAGTCAACTGCTTTAGACCATGAGTACCTGGATTCTCATTAATTAAATAATGTAACAGCATGGTATCTTCGAACTTAGGAAACTTAAAGTTAAAGTGGTACTCAAAAAATGCAATATCAAACTTTGCATTATGAAATATTACTGTTTTTTCGTCAAACAATCTTTGTAGAAGAGCTTCAGTCCTTGAGTCGAAACAATCAGTATCAATGTAAGCCCCACAAGTACCATCATAAGACAGGCTAATGCCCAACATATAACCGTTTCTAGGATAGAGACCAGTTGTCTCAGAGTCGAGCGCAACGTATGGGTGGGGATCTCTGATAGCTTTTTCAATAAACTCATTGGCTGTTTCCGTATCTGTTATCCCAAAAGAAATAGTCTCATCAATTACTACGTCTTCGATCTCGCCAGAAATGTACTTAATAATACTATCCTTGGAGCTTTCCCAAGTCTTTTTTGCTTCTGGCTTAAATGCTAACATAGCAGGGTTAATTACAGGTAGAAATTTACCTTCTACTTTCTTTCCGGAATATTCCGTGACTGAATTGATGGGGGTGAAGTACTTTAACGCATCACTACCTACTAGAATAATCCAGTCATAATCATCTGTGTTAATTTGGATGTCACAGTCCCTCTTCAAGACTTTCTTGACAGCAGGGTCTGAACATAGCTGATATTGATCGAACTCAAAAGCTCCATCAAATTCAGACTTAAAATTTGTTCTACTTACTTTAGTTTCTACTAATGCAACTTTAGGCATATAATCTACTCTTTAATTTTGTTATTTGATTTAGGGTGAGGGCTCCAGCATCCATATATTTATCTCCAAACTTAATGGTTCTGGAATCGAGACCAACTTTCTCACATAGCCCTTTTATCTTCTCTGCTCCTTGATGTCCCGCGTCATCATTATCTAGGAAAATGTCAACTCCGGAAACTCCTTGTACTGATAATATTGATAGCCTATCTTCATCTACGTTATTTACTCCAAAGCAACATATTGCATTTGTAAGTCCTTTGTCATGAAGGTTAAGCATATCGTAGATACCTTCAACCAATAGTACACGACCCTTCAAAGGCTGTACTACAGGGAACAATGGCATCTTAGCCCCAGGAGGGCTGTTTAAGTATTTTGGAGTCTCTACTCCAGTGGCTCTACCCACAAATGCAACAATTCTACCTGCTCTATCACAGATAGGAAACACAATCCTACCTGCAAAATCCTTATCACTGTGGATAAAAGCATTAAACTCTTTATATGTTCTAGGGCTAATATCTCTCCAGTTTCCTGCGTAAGGCATATAGTCTTTGGGCATTAGTAACCCCGTACTTTCTGCTCGCTTCTCTTGTATTTTCTTTTTAAGAAGCTGCCTACGCATTTCTGACTTATCTGCTTTTTCTCCGTAATAGGTGAATAAATTACCTTTATATCCGCAAGAAAAACAATTAAATATACCAGTGACCTGATCCACTCTCATACTAGGATTTCTATCAGGGTGCTCAGGATTAAGACAACTTATCTCATAGTCTTTGCCTTTGGGGGTGTACTTAATTGTTTTACTTAATAAAAGATCTTCTACATTCATACTAAATTAATCCAATCGGTAGTTTCGTCTAGCATTGTTACCTCCGAGAAGGTTTCTACTAGCTTCTGGTATATACCTGCATTATTCATTTTCAAACCGTAACTATCCTTGTGACAAGTATATGTGCTACCTGATACGCCATGAAAAATAAAGTAATCTTGTTCAATTTCCACTTTCGTAATGCCACTATTGAGCTGCCAACCCTCGCCTTGTGTATAACCGCCCGACCAGCCAGCAAGTACCTTGTACGTCACGCTGTCGAACGAACATTTCAAAACAACCCAGTTATCAGGAGTGTTATTCATCGACCGATATCCTTGATGTTCTCTCTACTGATTACTTGATACGCTCCTTTGTTGTAAGCAGGTGCGATAGTATATGTAGAATCTAGCTGAGGTGTTTCTGTTTTAGTTGTGTTATGAGTACCACCGTCATAAGAAGTGTACTGAGGAGTCTCACGTCTATAGGGTTCAGATTGCTTTAGCTCGACAAAAGGACGAGTGTATTTCTTAGATTTAGGAAGAGGCTTACGCTTCCTACCAGAGGGCGTGTGCTTTAAACTGCCGAATGTAATTGCCATTTGCTATTCTCCTTATATAAGCGTATATTATACAGAATTTGGGAATAAATGTCAAGAACTATCTTCTATAAGTCGTCTATATCTTCATCAGACTTATATTGAGAATCCTCTTTTTCCTGTGGAGTTAATGCAGTCTCTGGGCCCATCTTTAGACTTTCCCAGTCCATTTCAGAGGTAAAAGATCGCATACTGGCTGCACGCATTTTCACACAGTTAAACGTCACACACTTATCTTCTTGTTCCCAAGTTTCAAGAGTATATGCGGCATCTGCGGCATCTAGGATACCTTTTGCGAAACGCGCTTCACCAGTAGCGTCTGTTTGATAGGGTGAAAAAACTGTACACTCATATTCTTGTGCCATTGATTTTAGTGCCTTACTTACTTCGATCTGCTCAGTCCAGTCATACTGCCCTCCCCGAGAGGGTGCGGCAGAACGCTTTACTTGGTTGATGTAGTCTACAATAATTACACCAGCGTCAATCTTTTTAACTTTCTTATCGAGCTCTGCTCGAATCTTCGCAATAGTTAGCGAAGGATCATAAACAACATCTAACTGCTGAGTCGGGAGAAGCTCATGGTTAGTTTTTAGTTTATAATGAAAGTCTTGGAAATTGCGGTGTTCTCTGTATTCCTTCAACCTATCCTGCCCCTGTTGGTAGCGGCTCGCCCACCAACCAGCCACTTTCTCCCACTCTGTTACACTCAGATTCTGAGTGCGTAGGCGAGAAAAGGGCACACCAGTAGCAATCGAACAACATCTTTGTAGAATAGACCGACTGTCCATTTCAATTGTAAAATAGATGGCTGAACGACCAGATGCGACAACATTATTAGCAATATTTGCACAAGTCAACGACTTACCAGAACCTCTTTTACCGCCGACCAAAACTAGGTCTTTAGGTGAGAACTTAATTTCGTGATCATACTCGTCATTTAAGCCTAGGCCAATGTACTTTCCTATCTCTTCTTCAGGTTCAAAGAGTTCGATATTCTGCATACTCTCTTGAGGAGCCTGGAGATCGACCTTATCTTCAACGTCAAGGACAATCTGGTGCAACTGCTGTACTGACTCTTCTGCATCTGAAAACAGAACGGAGTTGTCAATATAGTTGTCTAGAGAGTTTAGAATTTCTTTCTGGGTGTACTCGTTTTTCAAATACTCAAGCAGAGTATCCGCATCAATATCTATATCTATAGACTCGATAGCGTATACCTTATCACGGGTGTCTGCGTGACGAATACTTAGCTTGAGATCTTCGAAGGTGGGGAACTCATGAAACTTTTCACAATGCTTGTCAATATGACCATAGAGCAGGTGATATTCTACAGGCAAGTACTCTCTACGCAGATAACTCCACGTTTCAAAGTCTTGCAGTACAATACACTGCTTTATTAAAGCACTAGAAATATTCAAATCGTTCCCCCGAACATAAAGTTGGGCAGACCCCGTGAGGTCTACCCGATTGGAGCTACCGAGTATTCGATAGCTTACACTAAGTTAGATTAAGCGGAAGCTTTTTCTTTCTTAGCTGCGCCATCATAGTCAGAGGCAGTGAGTCCACGACGAGTAAGCATAGTTTTTACGCCTCGTGCAGTCTTGCCAATGGTTTCTGCGATAGCTTCTACAGTCATACCGGTAACATCAATATCTTCCAACGGATCAGCTGCAGCGCCTTTAGTATTCTCTTGACGAGGAATAGCAGCGATATCACCTGAACGAAGCAAAGACAAAGCCTTACCACGGATGCTGTTTACAGAGCGGTCAAGTGCTTCGGCGATTTGCTCAACGAAAGCACCATCAGATACCATGCTAACGAAAGTAACTTCTTCGTCAGATGAGTAAGTGCGGACAGCCTCTACCTTAGGTGCAGGCTTAACATGACCAGTCAGTTCCATAGACAAAATCTTGCCTTGGATTGACTTAGGGGAAAAGTTTCCACCTTCAAAATGCTCAGCGATTTGAGCATAAGTGTACTCACCGCTATTGTCAGAGACAAAAGCTGCAAGGGTTGCTTCTTGAGCATCGGTAAAAGATTTACCGCCAGCTGCTGAAGCGAGTTCTACATCGAAGCCCATCTTGCGAAGTTTGCTAGATACGGAACGAGTAGAAGTTTCAAGGCTTTCTGCTGCGCCAGCAACAGTAGCTTGAGATACAGGTGATTCATCACCTACGAAAGTTGTAAGAGCATCGGTACGCTCATCAGTCCACTTAGGAAGTGCCATTTGTTTATTCTCCAATAAAATCTAATAGATTAGTTATGATTTGTATGCCAGACTCTCTGGCTTTTTTAGTTTTAGCTGACTCAGTGCCTGATTCATTAATCAAGTGAGTACAGTCTTTAGTTAAACTGCTTTTAACAGTATAGCCAAGGGCTTGTAAAACTTCAGTAGCTTGCGCTTTGGTTTTATAGCTAGAGAGTTTGCCTGAAATACAAACTGTCCCTGCCGAAACGGCAGACTTAGTAGAAGTAATACTGAAAGTATAATCAAAAGGAAAATCTCCTTCTTGAAAATCCCAGTGATACCAATCTAACAAGTTTTGGGTTGCTGTTGGGCCTAGGCCTGCTTGCTCACACGTGTCCTTGCTTAACTCAAATAAGTTATTAATTGTGCATGACAGCTTTTTTGTAGCACTGCTACCTATCAACGGGATACCCATTGCTGGTAACACAAGCTCTAGCGGAGCAGAACGAGATTTCGTAATCTCTGCGTAGAGCTTGGTTGCCAATTTCTCGGAACCTAGACGCTCAATAATGGCTTCTTCTGTCAATCCGTAGATTTCAGATGCTTGACCTAGTTCGAGCTTAGATATAGAAGAAGGCCCTAAGCCTTTGATTTTCAAAACCTTAGCGAAATGCTCGATAGACTTTTGTAACTTAGAACCACAACTTACATTATGGCAGTACAGTAAATCATTTATAAACACAAGATCAGAACTACAGCTAGGGCAGATCGTGGGGGCTTGTATCTCGCGCATTATTTCTTCTCCGAAAAATGAAAGTATATTATATTAAAAATCAGAATAAAAGTCAAGAACTATTTTTTGGGAGGTCAACCCTGGACAAAATCCGAGGTATAATTTCTCCGCTCCGAATAACCTCTACTGTACATCCGATCTCTAAATCTAACGAACGAATATACTCGATGTTGTGTAGAGTGGCACGACTAACAGTAGCCCCACCTACCTCTACAGGGTCAAGTATGGCTACGGGAGATACAACTCCTGATTTACCTACTTGCCACACAACATCCAGTAATTCTGTCGACACGCCTTTCTGTTGTGTCTTTAAAGCAAATGCACCACGAGGATGCTTGCTTGTGTGTCCTAGCTTATTATACTCTCTGTTACAACGAAGGCGGTATACAGTGCCATCGGTAGGATACGCACGCGCATCGAACTTATCTACTGTAAGTAACCTCCAACGTCTTAACTGAGCAAGAGTATCCTCGTAAGATACACCAAGGTGCGGTGTAGCATCATATGCTACAAACACAAGTGGTCGAGTTTTAAACTCTTCCAAGTCATTGAGGCCTAGCGACCCCGATGCGAAGTTACGAGAGTTAGGAACACTACTTGGAGCAACAACTTCGCCAGTAACTTGAACAAGACCAGTATCATTGATCTCGGTCTCTACTAACTGACGCATCTTATCTGTAATATCACGACCTTGAACACCATCTCCCCGAGTGAGTGCGAGTTCAAGATTGCCGTCAACGTACAGAAGAGATACTGCTGCACCATCTAGTTTAGGAGTACTTATACAATCATCCAAAAATAAGGGAGCTTTTGCTAAATCAAAACACTTCTGCAAAGAATACATCTGGTACGCGTGCGAAACCGCATCTGTAACAGTGTAGCCCACTTTACTATAGTTGTGTTTATCTGCTAGAAGATCGAACTCAGCATCAGAGATAGCTGGAGTCCCTTCATAGTACAACTTGCTCATCTTATCTAAAAAATCTTGTATCATAATATTCCTCTCATTTAGAACTATATATTATACGGAAAACAACGACAAAAGTCAAGAATTATTTTCTACTAATCTCTAATTCTACTGAATGATTTTTTATAATACGAGTGTCTTCAATATTAAAATAGTGTTTTACTGTATCTATCCACCACTGTGGCTCTTGTACTATTAAGTGCGCATTTCGTCCATCATTTAGGATTCTTTGTGCAGGTATAGTAGAGATACTAAGAAATCCATTCTTTTTAACAAGAGATTGCATATGTTCAAATACATTACCTAAGAGATCTGGCTCTACGTGTTCCAACACATCTATACAGACTAAGAAGTCCGCAGGATTTGGAGGAATAGCGAGTGCAGGAACTCCTGGATCATACTCGATAACTGTAATACCCTTGCCCTTAGCTTTCAAACTTTGTCTAAATCCACACTGACCAGCTCCGTAGTCAATAGTTTCAGTGACACTATACTTATCCAGTATAGGTATAATTCTATCAATCATAGAAGCTGCTGCAACGCCCCACTTTGTGGTTGCGTGCTCTTTAATCAAAGTAGATCTATACTCAGGAGAAGCAAGAGTACTTAAAGTATTCTTGTTCGCCTCTTGTAGAAACCTCCACCAAAGCTCAGTAAGATCTTTTCTAGGATGCTCTTTGGCGGTAAAAGGAATGTCGTGCTTAGCGTGCACAGTAGAAGCCCACGAAGGACTCCACGGCTGAGTAGGCATATGAGTAAAATGTAAGTGATAGATATCAAAGGGGTTGAGATCTTCTCCATCTAAGCAGTTCCATCTAGTGTCATATGTGGTAGCATACTTTATAAATTTTTGAAAAGCATACGTAGCGTAGTCTGCTCGCTGTCTAATGACAGAGACAGGGTCTACAATTTCTTTCATTTTAGCACAGTCCATGACCATGACGCAGGTGCGCCCTCCAGGCTTACATGCAAAAGCCGCATCGCCTAGATCCATGTTCCATAGTTCTGATATGTCTCGAAAGTTGACTTGATCTACATCCATATAAATAGCTCTGCCCTCGAAGTTGCACAACTCAGGTATGCACCAACGAAAAGCAGAGAATGGAGTAAACCATTCGCTATCATCAAAGCCAGAGAAAAAACCTTCAGACTCTTTACGCATAAAAGTTAGTTCCACAGGGAGAGAGGAGTTCTTCTTTAAAGAATACTCCAACACTCTTTCTGCAGGTACATCGTCTGAACCCGGAGAGGTTCCTACAAATATTCTAACTGTCACTATATAAATCCTCTAGTAGATCTTTAAAATGTTCTTCGATAATAGACTTACTCTCTGCTAAAGAGAGTATCTCCACCAAACCAGAAAACAACTCCCTAGAATTATTAAAGTCTAGTTGCATTGCTATACCCTCAGAAGAAGGCTTCCACTCTTCGGAAAAATCCATATAATACTTACGAATATGTAGATACTCGATGCCTCGGAAGGTACTTACAGTCAACCTAACCTGTACATCTTTAACTGCATCATAATGTATTACTTTCTCGTAGATTTCTGGCGACTCATGAAGTTCCATCACCGTTCTCCATTCTTTAGAATAGAGGCCATAGGTACGACACTGGTGACGTTCTTAGCTTTCAAAAGTCTAAAAGAGTCAGTGTCCCAGCAGAACATCAATAATGTACTTGATGACTCCTTGGCACGATTCTTTTTATTGCGAATATAGGGCGTACTAAAGTCCAATGTACAAACATTGTATTTTAGTTTTTTACTATTTTCACTTCGGTAGGTAATCACAGCATCGCCGTATTCTTCGACAAGCTGTGCTAGTTCCTCTTTTTTCACAGGTACTCCTTGTGGGCAGGTTAGCAGAATCTTCTACTGTACAATCCAAAAGGAGGGGGACATCGTTGTTTTGATAAAGCAGGCGATGTCAAGCCTCCTGCCGAGGGAATACCTTAGCCGTTATTAATAGCGGCAATAATACCTGCAAAATACTGGGCTGCTTTGCCAGTCAGCTTGCTCAAGATCTCTTCGTCTGCTTCCTGACCTGCGTCAGTAATAGCACCTGTAAGAGTCTCAATAGCTGCTGCTTTAGATACGCGGCCACCGCCAGTTGAAGCTTTAGCTGCTCCACCACCTGATACAGGTGCTTTTTTGACGTATACGCCGGCTTTGGTGAGAATCATGCGAACCCCGTTAGGGCTCTCACTATATTCTTCTGCTAGTTCTTTTACAATTTCCATGCTGGTTTCAGGAGTCGGTTCTGAGTTTTCATATGCTGCAATAACCGCTGCTTTTTTATCATCATCCCAAGCCATTCTTCGTTTCCTTTTATTAGGGGTTTTATTTCCAGGACAGTTACCTGTCGCTGCTAGTTGTTGTTGGTAGAACCTATCGCCCATCGTTATTAAACTTATATTCGATGTAGCCTAGGTAGCCAAATAGGGTGTATGTACACGTTCCAAGTACTGCTAATCCGATTAAAAATTCTATCATTTCTTGGTTTCCTTATTTTGAAGTATATATTATAACAGCATATACCAAAAAATGTCAAGAAGTATTTTTAGATACGTGATAGATTGACTCCATACTGTTCAAGGTGGGTAAGCTTGCCGAGATCATACGCAAGAGTATAAGCGGAGTAACCACCCTGACTTACTCTAGCCCATTGATCCTCTAACTCTCTAACTTCTTCTAATACATAGATAGCATAGCATTTACTACTATACTTACTTTCATAGTTTACGTCAGAGAAACCCATGCGCTCTGCTTGATAATCTATAGATACCTCTTTATCTACTATTGCAGGGCAGTGGTGACGAGCTGACCACACGATTTCACCTTCCTCAAAATCATCAGACCTACACTCATCTGGCAAGAAGTCGATGCCTTCATCACTTTTCTCGGGCACACCTACTCTGTTGATGACTCCTCGGACGAACGAAGGTGATCGAAAGAGGGATCTTGCGATTTCTGCAACGCTTGATCCAGAGAGGAATTGTGTAACTGCTTCAGATATTTCTTGGCTTGAAGCTGCTCTTCCTCTATTCTGTGATTTACGAAGTTTAATATAATCTTTTTTATCGTTGTAATCATCAATAATTCTCTGGAGCCTGGCTGTGTTATATGAAATATTTAACATCTCACAGGCTTCTTTTTTGGTGATAGCCTTATCTGAAGTATCTGGGGCCAGCAGGGATATCACTTTCTCTATGTTCGTTTCGCTTAGATTCTCGTAATCTTTCTTCTTCACTCTTGGCAATTAATTTATCCTCCAGTTTAAACATTAAACAGCATATGGCATGAGCAATGTGGCTCAGATCCGTTTCTTCATCTTCTTCTTCGCCTGCCATATCAGCAAGCAAGTGTCTTAGTGCAGCACTAGTATATCTTTCTTGTAGCTTATCTAGCCGTCTCCAATTATCAGGACTATACTTAATTGCGCCATAAGTTAATACTTTTCCTACCTCTAAAGTGGCTAGAGGAGGTAGTAAATACATATCAGGTTTATTCCCATCATATTTAATTCCAGTCATCTACTTCCCACTCCACAGCTTCTGCAACATCAGGAAAGTGCCCAGAAATAATTCTCCACGCTTGTTTTGCAATTAACTGGTGTTCTTTCTGAGTACCATTGCCAGTACGCAACTGACAGTAGTGAATCCAGCTTCGTAGCGACCCCGCCATGTAGAGAGTAGTCTCTGTGTTTCCTTCAGGAAGAACGGCACGGGCTTGCTCTTTTGCAATACCATTATCGAGTGCCCACTTATAGACTTCCTGAGATTTTTCAATAACTTCGTACTGAGCACGTCTCCATCGGGCATCTAGTATAGAGTGTGCATCCATTTCTGGATCGAGGTCAATACTGTTCTGACGATTCTTCTCGTCTTGTATTCTAGCCGTTCGTGGAACGTAGTTCTCTGCAACAGCATAGCGTTGACTGAACTCTTGAAAGGCAAAAGAGCGATGTCGAATAATCTGACGAGAAATATCTCTCGTAGTAGTAATACCTAAGGTAATGTGCACCATCTCAAAAGGAGACCAGTGCTCGTGTTGAATTAAATAACGAATAAGCTTAGGAGCACTCATAACATTATTTTGGTTTCCTGGATTACTTACTCGTGCTACATAAGCAATAAATTGGTTAGCATTGGCAGTTCCTGTCGTTGCACTTGGGTGCGACATTGCTACCAGTTCTACATCACTCATTTTGTTTTCCTTTATAGATTAGTGTTGGGTTACTTAGCCGTAATCCTTTTGTCGTAGTCAGCATAGTCTTCGTTCCACCACCCAGGTTTTTCTCTACCGGTCCAACTAGCAAAAGTAGCTTTATCAAGATGATAGTAGTCACGATATGATTGTATGGGATTGTCATAGTCCTTTAGTTCCTCGGGCATTGCGAGTCCGAATTCGGTGAATCCAAGTCTCGGTAAATTCCGCGGCTCTGGTAGCTTGTTAACCACTTCCACAATCGACTTGTGTTGTTTCGCATAGCGATAATGATATTCGTCATTAAGAGCGTTACCATAGCAGTGTGTCCATTCAAAATTATCTAGTGACGAACGTACCCAGATAGTGCAAGGGTGGTTGTACATCATTGGTAGATAAGGGGTTAGTGGTCGTTCTTCCATAGGAAGATGTTTAATATCTTTCTTCAAAGCATTGAGATGATCGCGCTCTTCTTTGTTGAGAGCACGAGGTACAAAGCCTAGGTGTTCGTCTACCCAGATAGCAGTACACATTAGCTGTGCTACTTCTAAGGGCATTTTTACAATATGTTTGTCAACATGATACTCGGCACACTTGTCGAGGTCATTGTCAAGGTAAAAAAGATTCATGTAAAGTCTCCATTAATTTATATATTATACAGCCTATAGTATCTAATGTCAAGACTTATTTTGCACCTTCTTATCATCTCTTAGAGGCCAGTGTAACTTATTACCCCCTTCTTCAAAATCCAGCATAGGCACTCCACTATTATCAGTTTCAGGCATATACACTGTTTTGAACACTACTTCACACATTTGGAAATAAATTTGTACACACTCTTGGCCTTTCTCTTGATTATACCAATTAAAAAATGGTTGCCAATAAGGTTTGTCAAACTTACATATTCTTATTTTTGTTTGTGCTAGTATCTCATCCGGCAGTTCCATAGCTGCTCGAAGTCGTTGCGACCCCGTGATAGGATACCAACTATCTGTAGTAAGAAAGGGAGACTGAAAGCCATTCTCTCTTATACTTTCTAGTAGAGGTTCGTTGAGAGGAACCTTCTTTACATTCTTTTGATTTGTAGGCTGCTGCAGTAACCATAGTACCGATCTTTCATACCAACGGTGAGGAGGCCATGATTCCATGAGCCTCTCTGCTTTACCCTTATCTATCCTTGCGAATAAATCGCCCATAACTCTATACCTGTTCTAGTCTAACCATTAATCTTTCTGCTCGATTGGTAACTTGTTTATGCCAACGAGAGTCCCTGCCTTCTACTGCTGCATCTTTGTAGTTTCGCAATAGAATATGCTTGTTCATGTTCTTAAATTTACTGAGACGAGTACGCCCCATATTAAACATCATATTAACCAAGATTTGCTGGACTTCATCAGGTAAACTTGTAAAGTTCCCTTCTCCGTATAAAGCGTGACATTCTGAGATGGAAGTGTCAAGGTCTCGATCAAAACATGCCCGGACTCTTGCTTCGTCAACTGGAGTTCCAACTGGCCTTCCGAATTCCTCGTCACCCTCTTTGATAAGGTGACCGACTCCAAATGTTGCATACCCGAGGTGGTCATTGTATATGACGTATTCAACTCCTTCATCTATCTTCAACTGTTCGTACACTGCTTGTCGGTTCATCTACTTCCTCCGTAGTTACCTTGCGATAATATACAATAACTTCATTCATCTGTCGTATATATCGCTTGATTTCCTGCATATTATATGCCATTAGTTCATAGTCTCCTGGAGTCATCGCAAAGAAAACTAAAGTGTCTGTTTCCTTCTCAACTCTCTCCATAAACTCATCAAAATTTCTTTCTGATACTACATACCACACAGGCTCTTTTAGATCTATGGCAGCAGGCAGTACCGGTTGCGTGATTTTACGCAATACTGGTTTTGTTATTATCTCTACTTCTCTAGGGGGAAGTAGGCTGCAGCTCGATAGTAGCATTGAGCTCGCTAAGAGCAGCGCTATCTTTTTCGATTCCATCAAACACCTCCTTGGTGGCTTTGTTGACTCTAGTTTCTATCAACCCAGGTTTTGCAGCTGCAAGTTTTGTAAGATTATGTCTCTTGAAAATATCCAAGTATCTATTCATCTCGCTCTGTATTTCATTATTCTTAGTAGCCATGTTATTCAATGCTTCTGTTTGAAGAGTAAAGTCCTCTTGCAGAGCATCATAAGCAGCTACTTGTTCTTGATGACGTAGCTCAAAAGCCATGTTTAATTGTTCTAATTCATACAATTTATTCTGAGTTGTTTTGTAGTACAACCCACCGACGACAACGCCCGTAATCATTATACCTGTCATAAAAGAATTAAGCATAGTTTTCTCCAAAGTTGCGGGGCTCGTTAGAACCCCGCGGTGGTTTAAAGTAGTGGTCTGATGGCTAAAGCAACAGGGGTAAATACTAAACACAGTATCCCTGCTGACCAAGCTAGATGCCCGCCCACTTCTTTGATACTAGTAGTATCCATTTTATCTCCTTATGAAATTGTAACCTTTACTGGTTGCAATTCAAGAGGAATTTCTTCATGCAAATCAATGCAAAGCAATCCGCGTTCCATGTAGGCTTTTTCAAGCTTTACATGCTCGCTTACACCAAACTGTCTAGTAAAACATTTACCAGACAACCCCTTATACATATAGGACTCATTTTCGTTTTCTAACTGCTTTTTCTTACCATTTACAGTTAAGATCCCCTGATGGAGTATTATTTCAACGTCGTTCTTGTCCCAGCCAGGTATGGCTAGTTCTACTCTAAACCCATCTCCACCTACACGTACAATATTAAATCTAGGGTATTCCCCTTTTGGAATTTGTGTGCTGTCTACGAAACGGTCAAAACCTAGCCAGAATTTCTGGAGGTCAGCCAATGCTAAATTAGTCATAAAGTTCTCCTTTTATGAATTGCGTCCTTTCGGTACGCTTGCGCTCTTTCGATACGCTATTAAGTTTAAGTTAAATGAGATCTACGGCTAGGAACTCCCAACCCTGAGGCTTCACTCTTTGCCTTTCCACTTCTTATACAACTCTTTGGCTGCTTGAACTGGGTATTCTTGTAAGTCAATATTTTTTAGAAAGTTTAGTAAAGCTACTTCTCTTTCTGTAAAATTATCTTCAAAGTCAAAACTTACCTGAAAGTTTTCAACTTCTTGCCACTCTGGTACGTTTACCACTATAGGCTCTTCTTTTCCGAAAATATTTTTCCAGTTATTCTCGTACTTAGTTCTATCTGATCCCACTCGAGGCTTATCGCCTTTTCCACCATGCCATTGATCGCTCATACTTTCTCCATAGTCCATCGACTAAATTCTGATTTACATACTTGACACTGCCATAGAGATACGCCATCGTACTCTGGTGTCTCAATTCCTACTACATTTTTTCCAAAGTGTTTAGGGCTCTCTGGTTTGCACCCATATAAAGCTGCAGTCTGAAATGCTTTACGATGACTATAGCCTTTTCTTTCAAAGTATTCTGTTATGGTTTCTTCTTCTTCCCACGCAGTATTACAGTGAGGACAATTCTTAGGAGTCATGTCCTACTCCTCGTCTTCTACTTCTAGCACACCCGTGGATATTAGGTAGTTCACTGCTGCTTCTATACCCGTTTGACGTCCTAGGTGGAAAGCAGTAAGTGCGCACCCAAACATACAGAAAGCGTAAACGGCAAAGCCGCTCATTGTAGTCATAATATCTCCTCGGTTTATGAATTTCTGTGTATATTATAACAAAATAAGGAATTCATGTCAAGAAATATTTTTGAAAACCTCTTTGGAAAAAAATCTCTTGACTTTTCATTCATTATCCACTATAATAGAACCATGAAAGAATATAAGAAGCGACCATGGACGCACGATGAACGAACGCTCCTCCGGAGTACATATCATATCGTCGACAAAGAAGTGCTACAGAATCAATTCCCAGACAGAACTATGAACTCGATTAGAAAGCAGGTTCATTACTTAAAAAAACGCGGTTGGACATTTGACAAGAGGAAACTAATATAATGCCTATTAAATTTAAAGAATCAGTAAAAAGACGTGATGGATCTATCGACAACTATTATATCAAGGACACATCACTAAAGGAGCTACGAGCAGCTTTGGAGAATAGCAACACCAAACCTAAAGTTAAACAAAAAGTTAGAAATGAGTTAGTTCGTAGAGGAGCGAGTTTTACCTCCCCGGAGTTAGAAAAGGAAAGCAATGGCTAAAGTAGTTGTAAAAAATAATAATGTAGAAGCAGCACTCAGATTACTTAGAAAGAAAACATCTGATATGCTGTACGAGGTGAGGGAGCGAGAGTATTATACTACTCCCTCTGAGAAACGAAGGTTAGCAAAACAAGCAGCTGTAAAGCGAGCCAAGAAAAAAGGAAAACAAGTATGACACAGATTACAAATTTTGAACTTGTAGGCGACTTCATGGAAGCATTTGGACAAGAGGTGTTAGATCAACCTACCTGGCCCGACTTTGAAACTAGAATGCTGCGCCTTGATCTAATTGAAGAAGAGTATAACGAGCTGGAAACAGCTATTCATGAAAAAGATATGGTAGGAGTTGCAGATGCCCTTACGGATTTATTGTATGTTATCTATGGAGCAGGTCATGCCTTTGGCCTCGACCTTGACGTATGTTTTAATGAAGTTCATAGAAGTAATATGAGCAAACTCGGAGAAGACGGACGTCCCATTTATAGAGAAGATGGTAAGGTACTAAAAGGACCGGACTATTTTGAACCTAACTTAGAAGAACTTATTGGAGAATAATATGTTTGAAGATTTTAAAGACGTAGACAAAGATTCAACGTTTGAGATTGTATCGAATGGCTGGATACTTCGTGTGAATGGTAGAAACCATGATGATGAATGGATTGACTTAGCCTGTGTATTTTCTAGTCGTGCGGATTTTGTAGCCGCTTTAGTCAAGCTAGAGCAAAAGATCAAAGGTGAGCCTCGTGTTATTTGATGCAGTAGCGGGCCTTGCTTTTATCTGTGTAACAGCCTTACTGATCGTAGGGCTTTGGCAACAAACACAAGATGAGCAAAGAAGATGGGAACTCAGACGCAAGGAGAAGCGTGATAATGACACCTCAAGAAATAGTTGATTATAAAAATAAATGGATGAGCAAAGCCCACTTTGAGGCTATGATTCATTCAGATCTACGATACATTTGCCAGAAGTGGTGTAAGCTATCTGTGGGTCAAGAGAAGTTTAAATATGTTAAGTTTACGAATGTATATGAAGATACTGTACACTTTCAGACTGAGTGTGATTGGAATAGGTTCAACACTTGGTACATTGAGCGACAAACTTATGAAAAAAAGAATTAAACTAAAAGGTGGAGACGAGTACGATGTACATACTGGCTGGAGAAAGTTACTTCAACCTTCTCGGCGTATGATACTCGGTGCGAAGCGTTCTTATAACAAGAGATTCCGAAAGGAGGGAAGAAAAGATGTCAGAAGAGAAAGCAACGACTAAAGTATGCCCTAACTGTGGAAATACTCATCTTGTTTGCCTTTACAGTATGAAACTTAAAATCTGCACTGACTGCAGAACTGAAATACCTTGGTTCTTAGAGCCAGGACAAAAACCACTACTTTAGAAAGGGAAGATATGAACTACTTTGATATAAAAAACAAAACTCGTTTTGACTTGGAGCAAGAGATTATGGCTTGCTGGTCAGTTGTTGACGATCTCGATACTGTATTTCACCATGAGCGATTGTATAACAATGAAGATGATATGATGAATGTTCTTCTTGGGCTTAAAACTATGTATCAGATTAAGTTTGAGAGGTTGTGGGATACATTTGAAAAGAACAAGGACATACAATGGTA